GAATTGCTTTTGAAAGCTCAAAAAGTTCAGCTTGATGCGCAAATGGACGTGTATAACCATGAATCAAATATAGAAAAAACACGACTTACTCATGGGTTGGATAAAGAGAAGGCCAATAATGCTTTTGCGGGCGACTTGGCACGTGTGTTAGCGGATTTGCACAAGCACCAGTCAAAATCTAAGGAAACTAAATAAATTTCTTTAGATATAAAATTGCGGATTCGAGATTTTCTATAGAATCTTTAAATCCGCCCAATGCAGCATTGCATTTTCTGCATAATAATCCGCGAATTTTAAGAGTTTTATGGCAATGATCGATGCATAGGAATTCGGCATCGCCTCTTCTAGCTCGTGAATTTGTAGATTCTCTATTATTGCAGATAGCGCATAAATGATTTTGATTTATTGCTATCTCTTCATATTCTGATTTTGTAATATTAAATTTTCTTTTTAAAGTATACCATCTCATTCTTTCAGATACTTTTTCTCGATATTGTTTAAGAGTATGGTTATGTTTTCCATTATTATTATGAACCCAATTTCTATGCCTTTCATTAGCGCATGATTTACATTTATATCTTTGTGATCCAATCCTATTTTTACCGCCTTTAACACAGTCTTCTTGTATCAAGCCACCATGTATTTTGCATAAAGTTACAATATCATTCATAAACACGACCTCTAGTGTTAGCCTCAAATTAAGTAAAACCAAGCAGTTGAGGTAAACCACCTTTCGGAAGCGATCCTAGGTTTTACTTCGGCATTATATCACAATTATAACAATAATATTGGTCATGGGTCGTACATGTGGGGGTTTTATTTAACTAGTAGTAATAGTATTTATCAAAAATACAATGTAAAATGTAGATTCGAGGGAAGGATTCTCTCAGGGTTTCAGGCTTACCGTATGGCCTAGGGCAAGAAATTGCCGGATTGGAGAAGTAGAGTCATGGATGAAGATCAGAATGCATTAGCCGAACAAATAAGCGGCGATGATGAAGATGTGGAAAATGGTGGAGTTGGTACAGGAGATGCTGAAGAATTTGGCGCATCCGATGACCAACAAGGAATGGAAGGCGAAAATGTTACGTCTTCTGTACAAAAACGAATCCATGCGCAAGCTAAAAAGCACGCACGTGAAATTCGTCAATTGCACGAGCGTATATCGCATATGCAATCACAAGGAAGTGATTCCGCCAACCCCGAAGCATCTATGTATCAAGAGCAGTCATCTTACTCATCACCCGGGCAGCCTAATCCGCCCGCAATGAGCGAAGAGGAACGAATACATAAAGCCGTACGGTTTGCACTTGGAGCGAAGGAACACGAAGAGAGGCAAGCTAAAGACGCAGAAAGTCAAGCTCATGTACACAAGCAGTATCAACGCTTGAATGATGAATTTGATAATGCGTCTGAAAAGTATGAAGATTTTGATGAAGTGGTTAGAGGGAATGATGTTCCATTTACACCACATGTGCGGGATGCGCTGTTACTTGTCAAAAATCCGGCTGATGTAGCTTATAAACTCGGCAAAAATAAATCTGAACTTGAACGTATCTCAAAACTCCATCCACTAGAGCAAGCAAAAGAAGTTATTAATCTGGGAACTGCGTTATTAAGTGGGCAAGACGGTAAATCGTCTAGTTCTTCTAAATCTAACCCTTTGGGGTCAGTACGCGCAAATCCAGCTCATTCTTCTACTGCTGTTACGGGTAAAACTCCGCCTTCTGAAATACGCAGACGGATGAAAGCAGGCACATGGAAGTGACCTAGAGTTTCAAGGATGAAACGAACTGAAACTTAAGTTACGGCTCATGTGCCCATTAAATGGATTTAATGGAGACCGAGCCAATGGCTAACCAATTTATTACTACTGACCTAGTCAGTAACACAGCCCTTGCAATGTTTGCGAACAACGCACCATTTGTAATGACTGCAAGCCGTATTTATCAAGATGATTTTGTATCATCTGGTTACAAAATAGGTGATACACTACAAGTACGCAGGCAAAACCATTTTATTGTTGGTGATGGTAGTGTTGCGACCCCTCAATCAATCATTGAGACTGTAGAAACTATCGTAATCGAGCATCAATATCATGCCTTGATTGCCTATACTATCCAAGATTTATCACTTCGTATCGAAGATTTTTCACGTCTGTTTATTGCTCCTGCTATTCAGGAAATCATTACACAGATGGAAAAAGATATCGGCGCAAGTGCTGAACAAACACTTAACTTCTTCACAGGTACAGCAGGTGTTGCGATTAACTCGTTTACAACTGTTGATACCGCAGGTGCTAAATTGCTAGAGCAAGGCGTAAATATTGCGTCTGATGCTTATCTTGCAATGACAGTGCGCGATGGTTCTAGCTTGAAAGGTGCTTTGCTTAATAACTTTACTCCTGTATTTAATGAAGATATCGTTCGTTCCTCTGCAATTGGCCATTTGTCCTACTTTGACATTTTCCAGTCTCAAAATATTGCGCGTCATATCGCTGGCGCGGGTCCAAGATTACACCCAGCGGACGCATTGCTGGTAAATGGGGCGGTTTCTTCTGGCAATACTATTGTTATGGATGGAGCAAGCGCTGGTGTTACTGACTATTTCGTAGTTGGAGATTTAATCTCTATTGCTGGTGTTCAATCCGTTAACCCTGTTGGTCGTGCATCAACTGGTCAAGATATGCAATTTGTAATAACTGCAAATGCAACATCTGATGGCGGTGGAAATATTACAGTGCTAGTTTCTCCTGCGATTATTTCTGATACTTTAAATCCTAATCGTAACGTAACTAATGCAGTTCCTAACAATGCAGCGGTTACCATGGTTGGTAGTCATAACGTAAACGTGGCTTACCCATCTCGCGGTTTAGATATTGTTTGTCCTCCATTGTATAAATTGCAAGTACCTTATGCATCTGTGGCAGTAGACCCTGAAACTGGCTTATCACTTGCGGTAACGCAAACTGGTGACATTCTGGGCTATCAAAACTATATGCGTATCGATTTACTGTGCGGATTCAAATGGCATCCACCATATGCATCTGTCGTGCTTTCATAAGGATTTCCGATGCTTACATTTGTTTATCATCCAATTGACGCACCACGTGTGGTTGAGGAAGATGAGGCCGAAAAGATGCAAGCATCGGGCATGTGGTTTGATTGCCCGAAAAAAGCTCGTAATTATCGCCAAGGCGTAGAGGATGACATTAAGTCAAAATCTACTACAAAATCTAAGGGGAAAGTAAAATGAAAGACAACAAAATGGTGCAAAGTAACAATGCATTCGTTAAAGCTGAGCAAGCAAAAATGAAAGGTCGCATGGGGGCTAGACCCGGTGCGCCTGCTGAAATGAAGCATTTTGATGCGTTCATGAGCAATGATGGTGAAAATGCGAAAGAGTCTGCTAGAAAGCTTTGCAAAGGTATGGATGATGCATTTCCAGTGAAATAATGATGATATCGGCATGTCTTTTAGACATGCCGATAAATCTGAATTTTTTCGATATAAGGAATTGTCATGGCTCAAGTAACTAGAAGCACAAATGAACTTATTATAAATTCCTTGTACAAGATTGGGGAATTGGGTGTGGGCGAAACTCCAGATTCATTTATGCTTTCATCAGGACTTGAGTTAATCAACGAAATTATAGATATGTTTGCAGCAGACAGCATATATATACCCTATCTAAAAACACTTAATTTCAATATGGTTTCCCAACAGGCTTCTTATAGTGTATCGGACATGATACCTGCTGACGTAAATTCAAACAGAATCGTTGACCTAAGTATGGCCAACTATACTGTTCCGAGTGCAGGTCAAGGTATCATATATCCTCTGCAAATCATAAACAAAGCTCAATATTATGGTGTTACACGCCTATTGCCGCTTAATACAAGGCCGGGATTTATATTCCTAGACAAACAGGAATTGCAGACCACAGTCACGCTTTATCCCGCACCTGACCAACCATATCCTTGCACATTGCAAGTTAAACAGATGCTGAATAGGTTATTTGCAAACCAAGATTTAGACGAATTACCCCCATTTTACTATGGACTCATGAAGTCCATGTTATCTCGAAAATTCCTATCGTATTACCCATCAGGTAACTGGCCAGATACTGCGGAACAAGAGTATCAGGATTACTATAATATCCTTAAAAATTCTACTGAAACTGATGTGACCATACGCCCATCAGCAATATTAAGCAGACCAGAGCCTTTTTACTGGCAAAATATTTTGGCTTACTAACATGAAAGCTGAAAATTATGACCTCATTGGTAGCTATGACAATCAACGTGTTAGCAGTATTAATGCTGAGCGCTCGGTTAATCTATTCGAGTACATGGATGCCAATGGCAAAAAACCTAAAGTATTGCTTCCTACGGCCGGATTGGTAGACTCAGAGATAGATTTAAGCCCTGAAACAAGCGGGGCTAGACAATCATTTGTCTTTGATAATGAAATATTCAACGTATATGGTAAGTCTGTATTTAGAACCACAGGTTCAACTGATGCATTATCAACGACAAGAATTGGGGAATTTACGAATCTCACAGGTACAGATTATGTTGGGATAGATGCCAACACCTTTCAAGTAATATTTGTGGATGGCGAGGAAGGATGGATTTGGGATAAGAATACGCAAGTATTTGCTAAGATTACAGATCCATCCTTCCCTGCAAAGCCTATTGATGTTTGCTATATAGATGGATTTTTTATAGTAGCAAATGGCGAAACAAACACGTTTCAAATGTCATTATTAAATCAGGGATTAGTTTGGGGCGCGGACTTTGCTAGTGGGACGGGAAACGCATTTACTGCCACAAGTGGCGCTTCTCCTAACCTTGTTCTGTCAACTGGTACAACGGCTAACTATCAAGTGGGTACGCCCATAAAATTCAATGGTGGTGGCGTGCTACCGACAGGAACGCCAGCTATAGTAATTGGCGCAACTTATTACGTGAAAACTGTCATAAATTCTACGACATTCACAATATCTACTACGCCAAATGGTACTGCAATTACATTTTCAACTACAGGAAGTGGTGCAATATTCGTTACAAATAACGGACAATTACAATTGGGAGCGATTACTTCACACCCTGGCACGATTGTTGCTTGTAAGACATTGCACAGAAGGATTTTCTTTTTCTCTCAGAATTATACAGAAGTCTGGGAAAATGCAGGTCTAGGCACAACTTTACCAATTAGACGCAATAATTCCTTGCTTATGGAAGTAGGAACGCCGGCAGTAGCGAGTGTTGTGGTTGGATTTGATAGAATGTTTTTCTTAGCGCAAGACCGTGATGGTTTGGCGGGTGTAATGGGTGTAGGTGGAACAGAGGCAACCTTATTAAGTAACCGCGCCCTTGATTTCCAATTAGCCCAATATGCCGAAAACCCAAACATGGGTGTTGCTGATGCGAGAGGCGTTTTGATTAAAGAAAATGGACTTATATTTTATCGTCTAAACTTTACGTTCGCTAACCACACTTTTGTCCTTAATGTATCGATGAGTACGCCAGATATGCCAAGATGGCATGAAGAAGAATTATTGAATGGCGATAGACACCCAGCACAAACACATGCGTATTTTGACGGAGTAAACTACTATGGTGATTATAAACGCCCACTATTTTACGTAGTTGATGATCAGTCCTCTACAAACAACGGCGAAGCCATAAGGCGCATGCGCATTGGTCGCCAGATGACGCCAGAAGGCTATAATCGCATCAGGGTTGACAGATTCCAAGTGGATTTATTGCAGGGTGCGATTGGCGGTGCAAATTTTATTGGCATTCCTTTAGATTTAGAATCAGGTGAGGAAATGTTAACCGAATCTGGTATTGAAATTGATATTCAAGATGAGCAGGAAGTACCAAGTACACAGCCTGTTGTATTCTTGTCTATATCAAAAGATGGCGCACAGAGTTTCGGCAATCTATTACAAGCTAAGATGGGAAAGATTGGAGAACGCACATACCGGACTGTCTGGAGAAAGATTGGAGTAACACCGAGAGGTCAAGGATTTATACCGAAAATAGAATTTTTCCATGATATCCCATTTATTATATTGGGTGCTGCGTGGGCATTCGAAGTTTTGCCGGAGTAATTATGGCACGTGATTTTGATAATTTCCCAACATATGACCCTATTATTAGAAACGATGTCTATTTAAGCAGCATATGGGCTGATTTTATGGCGACATTTGTTGAAACATTGCAGGGTTACTTAACGCAATACGGCAATAAAATACCTAATTTGACACTAGAGCAACGCAGTAGCATTAAAGATCCGCAAGAAGGGCAGATGATTTATGTAACAGATGCAAATACGCCAACTTTGCCCAGAAGCGCAGAATTGCAACTGTGGCAAGTGGTGGCAGGTGTTGGGCAATGGGTGGTAAAATAATTCTACAATGATACAAATTACAAGGACGTAATTATGCCATTTGACTCGAATATGTTCGGCAGTGGATTAGGTGGGATGCTAGGTGGATTATTTGGTCATTCTGAGCGCCCCTATGATAAAGCGATGGAGCAATACCAGAAGTATGGACAAATGGCTCAACAACAGCAACAACCATGGATGCAAGCGGGTCAACAGGCCATTCCACAGTATCAATCATGGCTGCAAGGTCAGCAAGACCCAAGCGGATTTGTTAATAAGTTGATGCAAAATTATCAAGAAAGTCCGTACACAAATTATTTGCAGCAACAAGCCATGAGAGGCGGTGAAAATTCTGCAAGTGCTAGTGGATTGCTTGGCAGTTCTCCAATGATGCTCCAACAACAACAAAATGCCGCTAATATCTCTCAGCAAGGGATGAATGATTGGTTAAGCAATGTTTTGGGGATTAATACGCAATATGGCCAAGGTCAACAAAACCTCATGCAAGGTGGTCAAAATGCTGCGAATTCTCTTTCACATCTTTATAGTAATCTTGGTGGTCAGATGGGTGAGCAAGCATATAATAGAGAGGGAAGTAAACAAAACAATCAATGGAATATGTTGGGTGGTATAGGCAGCATGATTGGAAGCTTTCCTTTTTTTCAGAACAAGTAAGGGATTATTATGGCAATACCATCAGTAAATCTATTTTCTAATATGCCCGGTGGTGGCATAAATGCTGCTATGAGTGCGAATAATGCGCTGGCTAATAATATGCATTTGCGGGAACTTAACCGTGTTAAGGCTAAATATGCGCCATGGTTAACGCAAGCTGATATTAATTCCAAGAATGCTTATGCGGCATTAGTTGGCTTACAGCCTTTGGGTAAAATAATGGCCAATGAGCTTGCTTATGCCAATGTTCCAGATGCTAAAAAAGCTGAGATGAATAATCGTTTTTTAAAAGCCGGAGGCGTAGGACAGGTTCCTTACCCGCAAGCTGGCACTGGAAATAATGCAATCAATAATATGCCGAATAATGGGAATCTTAATCTAGGTGCTGTCCTTTCACCTGATGATGGAAATCCATTGGCAAATATTGGTAAATTTATTGCAGAAAAGTTTAAGGGAATGTTTCCACAATCGAGTACCCAGCAATCTATGCCTGCAAATTCATTGGTTAATCCAAAACCTAATGTTATGCCATCAAATCAAAACCAATCATTGCCATCAGTTCGTCCAAAAGGTGGCGTGAGTGTAGAGGGTCAGCAATGGTATGATAAAAATGGCAATCCTGTTTACAGTGATGAAATAGAAGATAACGGAACTCCTGTAGAACTTGAGGTTACAGAAGGGCAGCGCCATGAGAAGAAAAAAACTTTTGCACAGAATCTTGGCGACCAGAAAGGCACTATTAACCAAGGTGCAAAATCAGGTGAATATAGAGCAGAAGCATTAAAAGATGTTGGGAATATGCTTCTATCATCGAGTAACTCAGGAGCCGCTCAGGATGAAATGATAAAGATTCAAAACAATCCTATTTGGCAACATGCGAGAGATACAATACCAGCATTCCAAAAAGAACAACTTTCTGTGCTTAAAGTTACAGGAGACCCAGAACTTAGAACGCTAATAGGAGAATGGACTAGCGCGGGTCAATCTATGATTGCAAGCCAGGTTGCAGGAATGGGGAGCAGGCATTTAGTTCGAGAATATAATCTAGCGGAAAA